AAAAAATGCTAAAAAGAAAACCAAAAACAGAGAATGAGAAAACGGAAGAATATTTCCACAGAGAAGTATTTCCGATGATTAACGCATTCGCAAAAGAATGCAAGGGACACCCTAATCAAAATTATATAGTGAAAGGATTGTTTGCAAATGAACAAATATGTAATAATGACGGGCAGAGGTAATGCGGTGTTTGTAAATGCCAATGATAACAAGTTGGTTAAAGAGTATATAGCAAAAGGCTACGGCATAACAAACCGCATTAAAGCAAAGTACCCACTTAAAGTGAGTGTGGTAAGAATAGTAGGAGGGCAGAAATGACAACAGGTCAGATAAGCAAGCTACATAATTTATGTATGCAGATTAATTTGTTGGCGGCAAAACGTGACGATGCACCTGTCGTGATATACACAATGGTAGGTGACAATAAGTTTGTACCGGTTATATGTATAAGCGTATATGAGGGCAAGCCGTTTAAAGAAATTATGTCGTTGTGTATTCCGACTGACAAAACAGTCGATAAGAAATACAGATTACAATTAAAAATGTTGGATGACATCAAGAAGAAGTTGGAGGTGAAAGAAGATGAATGACGAAGTAGAGAACTACAATAATGAAGAATTTATCACGATATTAACTGCACTTGGCAGTAACACAAAAATATTGATTAATGGTAGTGCTGATTTTGAAATACGCCATTCGTGGAATAATGGTGAGCCGTATATCAATATTGTTGCAAAAGAAAAAGACCGTTAGAGCTGGCACTCGTAAACGGTCAAAGCTTAAATACAGATTTAATTATCTGTGTTTGTATTTTAACACATAGAAAGGAAAATGTCAAATGTTCGGATACATTGATGTTGATAAAGAGATAACAGGCAACTACGGCGAGGACAGTTGTGGCGAAGAAGTAGTTGCCTGTACTTGTGACGAGTGCAATGAGCCTATATTTGTAGGCGACAAATACTACGAAATCGCAGATATAGTTGTCTGCGAAAACTGTATAGAGGAATTCGCGAGGACAGGAGAGGTAGATATATGAGTGAAGATATTAAGATATTAGAAAATGCAGAGGGTGAGTTTGGAATTATTACAGTGAACCAACTACCGGTTATATCGGAGCAGTTGGACAAACTGCAAGAGATTATTCAGGAACGTACACAAAGTGCCTTGCAATATGAGTGTACGGAGGATAATTACAAGCAAATAAAGTCAATGAGAAGTGCATTAACAAAAGAACGCACGGAACTTGAAAAACGTTATAAAGAGGCTATGGAAACAGCAATAGCACCGATACAAGCGGTACAGAACAAGTTCAAAAGTTGTATGAGTGTTTACAAAGATACAGACGCACAGTTGAAAACAAAAATAAACAGTGTGGAAAACGGTATAAAGGACATCAAGAAACAAGAGGTTGTTGAATATTTTAACGAGTATGTAGCCTCAAAAAATATTGATTTTCTTACATTTGACAAGCTCGGTATTAACATAACAATGTCGGCAAGTATGAAATCATTAAAAAACGCTGTAAAAGATGCCATTGACAGAGTATCTTGTGATTTAAAAATGATTGAAACGCAAGAGGACAAAGAAGCTATACTTGTCGAGTACAAGAAAAGCCTCAACGTATCGGAAGCAGTTCAAGTCGTCAAGGCTCGTATGCAGGCTATACAAGAGGAAAAAGAAAGAGAGATTGAAAGAAAAAGAGCAGATATACAAAAAGAAGTTGCCTCACAAAAGGTTGATGAGCAAATAGAAAAGCCGCTCACACCACCGGAAGTAATCAAGCCGGTAGAAACAGAGATTAAGCCACAAGAAGAAAAAATATTTGCGGTACAGTTTAAGGCATACGGCACGCGACAACAGTTAAAGCAATTAAAAGAATTTATGAAGAAAGAAGGTATTCGTTATGAATAATCAAATTGCAAGACAAAAACCGTCATTCAGTACGGCGATTACAACGGATAAATTCCAGAGAGCTATAAATAACGCATTGCAAGACCCGAACCGAGCAAGACGCTTTACATCATCTATCATTTCGGCGGTGTCTGCCAATCCTGCACTACAAGAGTGTGAGGCAGGAACGATAGTGTCGGCGGCGTTGCTCGGTGAAAGTCTTAACTTATCTCCGTCACCGCAGCTTGGACAATATTACCTTGTGCCATTTAATGATAACAAAAATCATTGTAAAAAGGCACAATTTCAGCTTGGATATAAGGGATATATTCAGCTTGCGATACGCAGTGGATATTATAAAAAGCTAAATGTACTTGCTATCAAAAAAGGCGAACTCGTTAAGTTTGACCCTTTGGAAGAAGAAATAGAAGTACAGTTAATTGACGACGAAGAACAAAGAGAGCAAGCCGAAACAATCGGCTATTATGCAATGTTCGAGTATCAGAACGGTTTTAAAAAAGCAATTTATTGGTCTAAGTCAAAAATGGAGCAACACGCATTGAAGTATTCACAAGGTTACAAAGCAAGAAAAGGTTATACATTTTGGGAAAAAGATTTTGACGGTATGGCATATAAAACTATGTTACGTCAGCTAATCTCCAAATGGGGCATTATGTCCATTGAAATGCAAGACGTTTATTCAAAGGATATGGCAGTAATCAACGAGGACGGCGAAACAGAATACATAGATACAATCGATACGACGTATACGGAAGTTGAACAGCAAGAACCTGATGATTTTGGGGAACAACAGCCAAATGTTCCTACAGAAGAAGTAGACGAGCCTATGTCACTTGATGATTTTGATTGATATGGAATACAACATCATCAGCACAGGTAGTAAGGGGAACGCCGTAGTTATTAATGATGTTATACTCATAGATTGCGGCGTTTCGTTTAGAGCGTTAAAGGACGTATACAAGAATATAAAAATTGTGTTATTAACACATATCCATTCGGACCATTTTAACAGGCGAACAATTAAAACATTATCAAACAACCGCCCAACATTACGGTTTGCGGTGGGAGTTCACCTGTTAAATGATTTGGTTGAATGTGGCGTCGATAAAAGCAATATAGACGTTGTAGAGGTGGGCAAGACATACAATTATGGATTGTTTCAAATATCACCTATAAAGCTGTATCACGATGTACCAAACTTCGGATACAGAATATTTATGAACAACGAGAGACTGATATATGCAACCGACACCAACAGTATGAAAGGCATAAAGGCTGAAAATTACGACCTTTATATGATAGAAGCAAATTACATTGATGAAGAAATACAAGAGCGAATACGAGAGAAAGAGCAACAAGGACAGTATGCTTACGAGCGTGGTGTTTTACATACACATCTAAGCAAACAAAAATGTGATAATTTTATCTATGAAAATATCGGACGCAACGGCTCGTATGTATATCTACATCAACACGAGGATAGAAATAATGGAAATACAGGGTGTAATCAAGGACTATGACGGCGAATTTCTTACGATAGTCGCACCGTTTGACAATACAAGTGCATTGGAACAGAAGTGTATAACAGATTGTGAAATTCGTTTGAACGACGGACGGAGTATATCGAACAAACAAAGACGTAAGATATTCGCACTGGTGAACGATATAGGTACATACATAAGTGGAATATCAAATAAGTGTGAGTATCAAGAAGAATTGAGGTTGATGAAACTGCTGTACATAATAGACAAGAGCGATAACGAAGCACTTCGCAGGCAACTTACGTTGAATTATTGTGAGTGTTTGGATATTGATATATTCAGTCTGTCGGACGCAGATATGACAACCGCTAAAGATTTTATATCGTGGCTCATTGAACTATGTATAAATCACGATATACCGACAAATGACAGTCTATTAAATATAACAGAGGATATAGATAGGTATTTGTATCTATGTTGTGCAAAAAGACGCTGCGCGGTGTGCGGGAAGAAAGCAGATATACACCACGTTGATACGGTTGGAAGTGGCGTAAACCGCAAGACAACACACCATTTGAATAAAGAAGTACAACCGCTATGTCGATTACATCACACAGAGGCACATAAAATAGGAAAGGTAGATTTTAATAATAAGTATCATTTGACATCAATAAAACTTGATGAATATTTGTGTAAGGTACTTGGATTGAAGAAATAAAGAGGAGGAAATGCAATGGTAAAAATAAGAGTAGAAGATACATACACGAACGAAGTATTTGAAACCGAATGTGACGGAGCGTTGATTTCAACGTGTCAGTGCAAAGAAAATGACTGCGAAGTACTTTCACTTTTCTGCGGAAGCTTTAGTATTAAAACACTAAAGCATATGCGTAAATCTATAAAGAAGATTTTAAGAAAAGTGTTTAAGGGGGAAGGAAGAATTGAATAAAGTTATATTAATGGGACGTCTTACAAAAGACGTTGAAATGCGTCAGACTCCGAACGGTGTTTCACTTGCGAGATTTTCAATCGCGGTAACACGACGATTTAAAAATTCAAACGGTGAATATGACGCAGATTTTATCAACTGCATTGCGTGGCGTAAGACAGGCGAATTTATCGCACGATATTTCCAAAAGGGCAGTATGATGGCCGTAGTCGGAAGTATTCAAACAAGAAGTTGGGACGGTAATGACGGTAAAAAGCAGTATGCGACAGAAGTTATTGTAGATGAGGCATACTTTACCGGCTCAAAATCTGAAAGTAGTACAGGCAGTAATACTGATTTGTCTGATAGTGGTTTAGACGATTTAAACAGTCAATACGGTGAGGATTTTGCAACAATCGGTGATGAAGAAGATTTGCCGTTTTAAGAGGTGTAGTGTATGAACAATGGAATTAACTACTTTCCGCTGAACGTACATTTAGATGATAAATTTGAATTAATCGAGGCTGAATTTGGACTGAAAGGGTTTGCGATAGTCGTTAAGTTGTTCCAAAAGATATACGGACAGCAAGGTTACTATTGTGAATGGACAGAAGACGTTGCATTATTGTTCGGAAAGAATGTAGGTTTGGGTGGTGATGCCGTGTCCGAAATAGTGAGAGCCGCGATTAAAAGAGGTATATTTGACAGTGAACTTTATGACAAGTATCAAATCTTGACTTCGAGAGGCATACAAGAAAGATACTTCGAGGCAGTCAGTCGCCGTAAAGAAGTTGAAGTCAGAAAAGAGTACCTCTTAATTAAAGTCGACCAATTTTATAAGAATGTACGCATTTTAAATGAAAATGTAAACATTTCAAGCAAAAATGTAAACATTTCCGAACAAAAGAAAGTAGAAGAAAGTAAAGTAAAAGAAAAGAAAGCAGAAGAAAGGAAACTGCCACGTCTGCCTGTAAGAATTGTTAAGCTATATGAGAACAATATAGCACCTTTGACACCGATTACACTGCAAGGCTTAGATGATTGGCTGAATGATATGTCGGAGGACGTTGTTATATACGCAATCGAAGAAGCTGTAAAGAACAACAAACGTAATTACAGGTACATAGAGGCAATACTTCGCAATCATTTTAATGCGGGACGTACTACCCTTGCGGAAGTGCAAGGTGCAAAGAAAACACACCACAAAGGGAATGAACAAAGCGTATATGATGACAACGGTGTTGATTATGACGAACTTGAAAAAATAATGAGGGAGCGAATGTAGTGGTAATATTAGCAATAGACCCCGGTAATGCACAAAGCGGTTGGTGCATTATTGACAGAGAAACAATGAAACCGCAAGATTTTGGAAAGACCGATAACAACGAATTGTTAGACAGTTTTGAACGTCTGATAAGAGTATATCAAGTAGACGTTGTTGTTATCGAAATGGTGGCGTGTTACGGTATGCCGGTTGGGCGTGAAGTGTTTGAAACGTGTGTGTGGATAGGCAGGTTTACCGAAAAAGCAAAGCAATTACAAAAGGATGTTCAATACATAACACGCAAGGACGAAAAAATGAATATCTGTCACAGTATGAAAGCCAACGACGCAACTATTCGCAGGGCTTTGATAGACAGATTTGCAAAGCACGATTTAAAGAACGGCAAGGGAACAAAGAAAAATCCTGACTGGTTTTACGGCTTTAAAAGTGACATTTGGGCGGCTTATGCAGTGGGGATAACGTGGATTGATATGGAGGAATAAGACAATGATAACAGTTGAATTTTCAACACCTACAGAATGCGATTATCAAAAGTTTGAGGATACTCTCAATAGGTCGTGTTTGGAAGGAAGAATAAAGATTATAGCAACAGATGATGAAGGCCATACAGGAGAGCTTTTTATACAACAAGAATGTATGGATAGGCTTGGAGCAGACTATATTACATCACATATTGAAATTTATTATAATAAACCTTTATGTGGCTGGTTTTTAAAGCTTTCTGAAAATGATTATTACAATGACATTAAGCGAAATCCTGTAAAGGTGATACAAGTACAGTTTGAAGGTTTTGAAGGCGGCACTGGCCGGGAAGTCTACAAAGAAATTGGAACGGGAAAATATTTTCTGAGAGAAAGTCATTTCCCAAGAGAGAAATTTGCAAAATGGTATGTATGCAGTAAACGAAGAATAAGCGATGATGGTTATGAAGTGAGAGCTAATCTTGTTTTTGAATGTAACGGAGAGCAGGAACAAGTTAAGTATGATGATTGGAACGGTGTGGCGGCATACCCTGATACATTCAACGAAAAATTTTCAGAAGAAAAAACGAGAATAAAATATTCCACAAAATGAGCAATAAGGAGGAATAAGACAATGACTATTAAATTACCAATGGGCGTGGAAATAGAAATGAATACGCGTTTGCCGTATGATTTCGATGATATTATTCGAAAGATATTCAAAGAATATTTAGGCGAAGCAAAAACAGAAAATTTAGCGTTTGATAAATTAAATTTTATAGACCTCTGTATTGCTTCAATTCACAATTCAAAATGTGCGGAGGAGGCAGTTCAAGATATAATGCTCAAGCAAACAGAATACAGATTAAAAATACTTAATCAATTTCCAGAAAAAAATTCGTTTTTTAACATGAATTTTATGGCTCATTATTATGAAATGGGTAGAGAAAGCGCATTACTGCATACTGAATATAGCAGTAATTACACAGAAAATGAAACTATTATGAAAGTGGTTATAAGAATTATAAAAGTGGTCAGTGATTATGAGGAGGAAGAAAATGGCGAAGAAAAAGAGAATTAAAATCGGTGCTATGTATCGAGAATACGGCGAAATGGAAGGAGTTTTATGCCGTAATTGCTGTAACTTCACAACAATAGCAGTTGACGGAAAACATCACTGCAAATGCAAGGCGTATGGTATAACGAGAGAGGCTAATACAAACTGGCGTAGCAAATATGAGGCGTGCGGATTGTATAACACACCGATAGGCAATAAATATAAACCAATATTTGAAGGAGGGAAAGAGTAATGAATACACCATTAATTAAACCGAGTTTGATTTATTTAATTCATTTGTGCGACAATTTCAAAACTGTATTGTTTATAGTTATGCTTGTAACGGGATTTGTAGTAGTTGTTAGTCTTTATGAATATCTTGACGAAGAAGAGGAACGACAATGCTTTAGTAAGTGGTTTAAAATACCCATTATAGCATTGATAAGTAGCTTAGCGTTGAATATCGTATTACCAAGCGAGAAAACTTGTTACACAATGCTTGTAACTTCACAACTAACACCGCAGAACATTCAAAGTGTCGGTAATGATTTAAAGTCTGTGGTAGATTACATATTTGAGAAGATAGATGAATTGGAGGAATAGAAAATGTGGAATGAATTAAAGCCGTGTCCATTCTGTGGGAGCAATAATATAGTCATTTATGATAAAAGCTTCAATAGTGGACCATACTATGATATTTTTTGCCGAGATTGTCAAGCGTCTGTACGTTTTGCTGATGAAAGCGAAACAGAAGAAGGTGCGGTGAATATGTGGAACACACGAATAGCACCGGAACGAAAACCAATGACACTTGATGAGGCGATAGAACATTGCGAAGAAGTCGCAACTAAAAATTGTTCAGAATGTGCAGAAGAACACAAGCAACTTGCAAATTGGTTACGCACGCTAAAGTATTTAGAAGAAAACGCGGTTATGCCGATACACAAAAAGCAAGATTGGTTAGACATAGCGGAACACTACGGTATTAAACAAATTCCGGTAGCGATTGAAGAAATGGCTGAATTAACACAAGTGTTGACTAAGTATTTGAGAATATCGCAAGGCGGTCAGTTTGTACTAAAATTAATGTTCGAAGTTCAAGACAGCATAGAGGAAGAATTATCGGACGTAATTGTAATGATGATACAGTTGCAATATTTATTTAACATTGACAATGACACAATAAACAAAATTGCAGACGAAAAACTGAAAAGAACGTTAAAATTAATGGAGGAACAAAAATGAAGTTTAGAACAAAACCGTGTGAAATTGAGGCGGTACAATGGACAGGCGAAAATTTAACGGAGATTTTACGATTTACAAATACACAGAATATTGATATTACAAGCGGAGTACCTGTCATAAAAACATTAGAGGGCGATATGAGGGCGAATGTGGGTGACTACATCATTCGCGGATTGCGTGGCGAATATTACCCGTGTAAGCCTGATGTGTTTCAGAAAAAGTACGAGCCGTGCGAATAAGAGGTGACGATATGAGAACTGAACAATTTGAAGAAGTTATAAATAACCGCATAGAAACGTGTAAAAGCGTTCTATGCAGTAAAGCAGAAGAATATGCAACCGATGATAGATTGCATAATTTCAAAGTGGCAGGCAAATTGCAGAAATGCACAGCGGTTAAAGCGTTAGGTGGTATGATGGCAAAGCATACTGTCAGCGTGTATGATTTGATTGACGATTACGAACAGGGCAAGGCAATATCAAAAGAAATGTGGACTGAAAAAATAGGCGACAGTATAAATTATTTGTTGTTGCTTACGGCGTTGTTGGAGGAAGATAAAAATGTTGACAAAAAAATTAAAAATTTTGAGCCGATGAAAAGAGGAATGACATACGAACAAACAATAGAGGTTATTACAAATGCTATACAAAAAGACGAAATGACTGTCGAACGAGATATGGCATTGGCTATTGTACAAAAAACATTAAAAAAACAAATTCCCAAAAAAATAGAATTCGACGGCAATCAACTCATTTGTCCTAATTGCGGCAATGGTACAGATATATTATTTGGCGATAAATATTGCGTTGAATGCGGACAGCATTTAGATTGGAGTTGGGCGATTCAATGAGCAAAAAGTATAAGGGATTTAAGGGTAGCGGCTACAATAAAAAGTCGCTACCGAAATACAAAAATAAAACATTGCTGAACATTATAAAAAAGGCAATGGCGAACAAGTTGGGAATTGATTGTAAGTATTGAGGAGGATACATAATGCGAGAGATACTATTCAGAGGTAAACGTATAGACAATGGAGAATGGATAACGGGCGGTATATTTCAGCAAAAAGCTGATGATGTCAAAGATGAAGTAGTGTATATAATTGATAATTCATCAAATGATGTTGACTGGGCACATAGGGTTATACCTGAAACAGTAGGACAATTTACAGGAGTTACCGACAAAAAAGGAAACCGAGTTTTTGAGGGAAGTATATTCCGATATGAACCGCATTTCACAACGGAGAAAGCGTGTTTAGGAATAGTTAAATACAGAAATACATACGACAGACAACGTGCGTGTAATGACTGTGGTTTTGTCATAGAGTGGCAACATGAGCCGTTAATGACGCTACGAGAAGATTTATTATACTGGTGCGGTGACGGGAAATCAGCCAGTGTTATAGGCAATATACACGATATAAATGATAATCCCGAATTATTTGAGGAATAAGAAAATGACAGTCGCAGATTTTTATAAAAAATTTAAAGAATTAATGGAACAAGGATATGGTGAATATACGGTGTCAACTGACGCGGGACTTGCTCCGTTAGTAGCTGAAAAGGCAGAGATATACGAAGATAGCAAAGAAGTGATTTTGTGATAAAGAAAAGAGGTATAAATTAAATAGTAAAAAATAATGAAAGGAGCGGAGGTTCGTGTACACAAAAAGGAATTCCTTACTCCGAGTAGTTAAATGGTATATCAAGGAAGTAAAAGTAGATTGGCAAAATTTTTAGTGCCAATTATTCAAAAATACATTGATGAGAATAATATTACAACTTATATAGAGCCCATGTGTGGCAGTTGTTCGATAATAAAACAAATCAGATGTGATAATCGTATAGCATCAGATATAAATGATGAATTGATTGCATTACTTCAATACATAAAAAGCGATAATGATTTATCTATTGCGCCTGCAAATTGTTCGTTTGAACATTATGCAGACGTAAGAGAAAATAGAAAAATTGGAACAAATAAATATTCCAAGAAATATACAGCATTAATCGGCTATTGCGCAAGTTATGGGGGACGATATTTTGATGGCGGCTATGGTAGAGATAAAACGGGCAAGAGAAATATATATGCTGAAAGATTGAAAAATTTAAAAGAAGATTCCGCACAGTTAAAAGCTATTAATATTAAATGTTGCGATTATAAGGATTTTGAAGAGTATAAAAATTGTCTATTTTATTTCGATCCACCATATAAGGGGACGAAACAATATTCTAAACAGTCTATTGACTACAATTCTTTTTATGATTTCCTTCGTAAACTTTCAGAAAATAATATAGTGATAGTTAGCGAATACTCCATGCCAGATGATTTCAGATGCATTTGGCAAAAAGAACGTAAAGTTTTACAAAAATCAGATAGATTAGTTGGAGATAATGCTATTGAAAAATTATTCACGTTAGAAAATAAATATTACGAAATGTGATTTGCAAATAAAGGAGTCAATGTTATTGAGAAAAAGAGGTGCAAAATAACTAAAGAACAATTATGTTGGGCGTGTCAAAAAGCTTGCGGCGATTGTTCGTGGAGCAGTTGCTTTCAGCCTGTGGAGGGTTGGACTGCTGAAAAGGTACAACGCAAGACGTATGATTCGTATAGGATTGAAAAGTGTCCGGAATATGTACCGGATAGAGCAGGCAATTCTGAAAACAAGAAAAAGACACGAGTAACCAACAAAGAATTAGATACAATGAAAAGGTTAAGAGACAATGGTTTGTCCTATTTTGAAATAGCAAAGATTGTAGACAGAAACCCTGACGTGGTTAGGGCGAATTTGGTGAGGTGTTGATATGGATAAAACAGCGAAGAAACTAAAACAAAAACGCAGAGCCGTAAGACAGGCGATAAAGAACGCCGAAGAAGAAAGAATATTAAAAAATTTTGATGAAATTGCAAAGAAACGCGGTATTAAGAAATTCAATAGAAAGAAAGCATTGCAGTCGTACAAGATTGTTGAAAACGAAGTTACAACAGAGGGTGTTGTCAATCTTGTGGTAGTAGGTGCGTGGTATCTGCGTGTAAAATGCAAATGGGGTCAAAAACGCGTGTGTCAATACATAGAGGGAGTTATTCGATATATTGGGGTTGTGTATAACCGTGAACGCGATATTGATAAACTCACAGAAGAATTAAAAGATGAGTGCGATTTTGATTATGAAAAACTGATGAACGATTTTGACCCACTAAAAATCAAGACAAGCACTGCCGAGCAAGACCGTATTAAAATGGTTACGTGTGCAATGAAAAACAATGCACCTATAATCCTGTATACGTTCTATTCGATGTTGAAATGGAAGAAGAAACGTATAACAGAATTAGGACAGGCAATAAAAGATGTTTTAATGGGTATGCAGGACGGCAAGCTGAAAGAGGTTAAAGAGGTCGTAAGAAAAGAATGCGGTATGACATTCTATTACGACGGAAGGATATTGTATAGCAAATAGGAGGACAGGAGATTGACGGAGTTTAGGTTTTCGAGAACGTTAGACAAATTGGGGATAAGCTATAACACGCAAGGATTGATATATTTCCTGTGTGTTAATGCTAAACGACTGCCGGAGCAAGATAAGGCAGTGCTGAATATGTGTCTTGAAGTCGCAGGAGAGGACTATCAGGCACTATATAAATTTCTGACGGACAGCTCCGTCAATCACGTCTACATACAAATGCAATACGGATTGCACCCAAAACGATTATTCAACTTGAAACGGGAATTTTATAAACGTTTCAGGCAAGAAATAAAAAATATAATATAACGCCGAAAAAGACAGTCATTATAAAAAATGGCTGTCTTTTTTTATTATCTCGACTACTCGTCGAAACTCAACGAAAAAAATATAAAAAAATTAAAATCGGAAAATAGTGTGGGGGATAGAAGTGTTTTAATTGTCTTAGTAGGTAGGACTGTTGATGATAACAGTGGGTGAATATTTCGCTATATGTCGGAGGGGACGGAAATATTAAAAATTCAAAGAGGGGGTGTAGGTCATTAGGAAACAACGTAAATATACAGACGCAGACCGTGAAATGGCATTTGCTGAATACGGTGTGTGCGGTAATTGGGAAATGGTATCGCAAAAATTAAATATCCCAGTATCAACGTTAAAGACTTGGTGGCGACAACACCCACCCGACAAAGACGAGTATGCAGAGTACCGTCGAGAAGTAAAAAAAGGTTTCATCGAAACAGCAAGCAAAGCCATCGAAAATGGTGCGGAGCTGATTAACAGGCGTATGGAAACGGCACTAAAGCACCAACAGGAATTAGACAGATTATTAGATGATGTAGCAAAAGATGATGAAATGACGGCAACACAAAAAAAAGAACTGTTAGCCAAGATAAGGTCAATAGAGCTGCACAAGCTAAGTGAAATCAGCACAGCAATCGGTACATTATACGATAAACGTGCATTAGCTCAGGGACAATCAACCGAAAACACGACGATTGAAATTAAAATGCCACAGGACGTGATGAAATATGCAGAATAGTCTGAAATTAGACCTATCACGCACAAATCCGAAACAGGAACAGTTTTTCACCGCACATAACCGAATGATTATGTACGGCGGAGCAAGAGGCGGTGGGAAGTCGTGGGCGGTCAGAATGAAAGCGGTACTATTGGCTATCAGATATGCAGGTATAAAAATGTTATTCCTGCGACGGACATACAGGGATTTAGAGCGTAACCACGTTCGCGAACTGGAACCGTTGTTGAAAGGCGTTGCGAGATACAGCAAACAGGAAAAATGTTTCTATTTCAATAACGGTTCACTGTTGGAAATGGGATATTGCGACAGCGAGAGCGATGTCAATCAGTATCAGGGTATCGAATACGACGTCATTTTTATGGACGAGGCTACGCAATTCACCGAATATCAGTATTCAACATTGACGGCGTGTATCAGAGGTGCTAATTCGTTTCCGAAACGTATGTATCTGACGTGTAACCCCGGCGGTGTCGGTCACGAATGGGTAAAACGTCTGTTTGTATCACGAAAATACAGGAATGCAGAAAATCCTAACGATTATATGTTTATTCCTGCGACAGTGTTTGATAATGCGGTGTTATTGGAAACAGATACAGGCTATGTCGATATGTTAAATAATCTGCCCGACGGACTGCGAGAAGCATGGCGCGACGGCAGTTGGGATTTACTCGAAGGGCGCTATTTCGATGAATTTGACAGGTCAATACATATTGTTAAACCGTTTCAAATTCCTGAACATTGGCGTAAATATCGTGGAATGGACTACGGTTTGGATTGCTTGGCGTGCGTATGGGTGGCTATTGATGAACGCGGTAACTACTATGTTTACCGCGAATATGCCGAAAGCAACAAAGTTATTTCAGTCGGTGCAGGGGAAATAGTCAATCTGACGCCGACTGACGAACGAATAGAATACACCGCCGCCCCACCTGATATGTGGGGCAGGACGCAAGAAAGCGGTAAAACAAAGGCGGATTTGTTCCGTGAGGGCGGTTTACCACTGTTGAAAAGTTCAAATAACCGTGAGGCAGGTTGGTTGGCGGTCAAAGATTTATTACAGGTCAAAAACGGCAGTAGCCGATTGATGATATTCGATAACTGCATTGAATTAATCGACTGTTTAACATCGTTGCAACGTGATACCAAACATCCAACGGATTGTGCGACAGAACCGCACGATATAACACATTTACCTGACGCATTGCGATATTTCGTGTTGCAATTCACATCACCGTCAAAACCGCCGAAAGAGGAAAAGACAGCGGTACAAAAGTACAGAGAGAAAGCATTAAAAGGCAGATTAGAAAAAAGGAGGAGCTATTTCTAATGAAAATCAAGAAGATAAAGAAAAAATGCGAAGTCAGAGGGTGCAAAAATACCGATACATATTCACTGACAAATACAAACGAATTCGGTAACAGTGTCATTATCTGCGAAGAATGTTTAAAACAGGCGGTTAAAGCTGTTGCAGAATACGACCCGTCAGCAGAAAAAAAGACGGTATCAGTACCACCACCACCGCTATTTTTCCACGGTGGAATAGAGAAAACAGTAGAAAACGCGGAAGAAACGGTTGAAACAGAGGATAACAACACAGAAGAATACCCTATTCCGTACACAAAGGAGTATTTGGACGGCGTTAAATACAACGATTTGAAAAAAATCGCAAAGGAATTAGGTATCAACGCAAACGCTGGCAAAGAAACATTAATTGAGAGTATTTTGCAAGTTAGTTAAGGGGGAGTGGCTATGAATGTAACAGGGTTTCTACTATGCGTTATAGCGATTCAGACACTAACCATAGTAGGAATGACAATAGTGCAACATATCGAACGCAAAGACCTGTATAACAGGTTGATGTGCAGAAATATGACCGAATACAACAACATCAAAACTGATGAGCCGAAGCAACCTATCAGCAGGCATAAAGCCGTTTTGAATAGGTGGCGCAAGAACGACGCAAAGGTGGGTGATGAATAATGAATTTAAGATATTCACCTGTATTGCAGGGCATAAAAGCGAGTGTAAAGAGTATGTTTTCACCACCTAACAGCGAAAGTGCAGACGATGAAGAAGTTGACAGAGTAATTGACACCGACGACGACGGAAATCAGCTGTACAAAGAAGATATTATCGCAAATATTCACGAAGAATTAGAGAAACGACGTTCAGCACGTTCAGCATTGGAAACACAATGGCATTTAAACGCTAATTTTTTAGTCGGTAATCAGTATTGTGATTTTAATCCGTACAGTCGCGAAATCGAACAGTTGGAGCCTGTATACGATTGGTTGGAACGTGAAACGTTTAATCAGATTGCACCGTTAATAGATACGCGAATTGCCAATCTGAAAAAGATTAACTATCGAATGAAAGTAAATCCACGAACGAACGAGTTAGAGGACTACGTAAAGGCTGAAACATCAACTACGATATTGCAGTATTTGCAGACTTCAAGCGATTTTGACACCAAGAAAAATACCGCAATACAGTGGAATGAATTGTGCGGTAACTGTTTTTGGTTATCGTGGTGGGATAAGGACAAGGGCGAGAAATACGCCACCGAAAAAGTCGTTACTGTTGATGAAGAGGGCAATGAGAGAAAGTTTGAGCAAGCGTTCTATCAAGGCGATTTGGAGTACGGATTGATAACACCGTACGAAGTATTCCCAGAAAGCATATTCAAAGAGGGAATAGAGGCACAACGTTCAATTATTTTGGAGCAAGTAAAGACCAAAGAGGAAATATACGACCTATACGGTATCAAAGTTGAGGGTGCAACGGTTGAAACGTTTGAATTGACGCCCGTTGTTGCCGGTGGCGGTTTCGGTTACGAGAATACCGTCACAACATTAGGTACACGTTCGGTAGATAACGCCGCAAAAGTGATTACGTATTTTGAACGTCCGACCAAACACAGACCGGACGGAAGAATGATAATCATTGTCGGTGACGAACATTTGGTTTACTACGGTCCGCTACCGTATTCACGCATACCGCTAACGCAAATGATGTGTCGTGAAACGGCAGGACAATTTTTCGGTAGGTCAGTAATCGAAGATTTGATACCACGTCAGCGTGCGTATAACGGTTGTCTAAACCGTATACACGAATACATCAAACGCATTGCAATACAGGGTTTCTATGCCGAAGAGGGCAGTATCGACATTGAAGAATTTGAACAGAACGGTGCGGCACCTGGTGCAATGTTAGTGTACAGACAGGGAACAAATGCACCTACACCTATTCCGAATGGCAATTTACCGTCAGAAATAATGACGGAACGCTACAATCTGAAAAATGATATGGAATATGTAGCAGGTGTATCACAGCTGATGATGAACGGTGCAACGCCTGCAGGCGTAACGTCAGGTACAGCTATACAGAACCTTGTTGACATAGACAATACACGTCTATCACTGACAGGCGACCATATCCGAAACAGTATCAAAAATTTAGCGGTAATGTGGCTTGAAATCTATAAAAAATACGCGAATACGCGACGCGTGCTGAATTGCACAGGTAAAAACCGCATCGGTAATGCGATTATTTGGAATAGCGACGATATTAACAGCTATGACGTGGAATACGTCACAGAAAATGAACTGTTGATGTCGGAAGAAGTGCAAAAGGAACGTTTCTTCGACGCATACAAAATGGGACTGTTTACCGACGCAAACGGTCAGATACCTGAACGTGTAAAACAGAGGGCACTGGAGTTTATGAAAGTAGGCAATTACACCGAAATAATGAACATCAATGCACTGCAAATTCAAGCGGCACAACGTGAAAATGTATTTTTTGAGCAGGGTGCAGTACCGAGAGTATCAGAGTTTGACGACCACGATATACACATAGACGAACACCTACGGTATATCTTGCAGTTGGATTTTCAACTGTTAAAACTGAAAAAGCCTGAGTATGCAAAAGCATTAGAGGACCATATCAGACTACATAAACAGGCACAGACACAAGATCAACAGCAGAATGTAATTGCTATGTTGGCACAACAAGGACAAAGATAGGAGGACTATACATAATGGATAATTTCTACGACGCAAGACGAGCGACCGAAGATATGTTTGACGGTCAAGAGGTATTGGGCGAAGAAAGCACCCCCCAAGATACCCCACAAGAACCACAACAAGAGGGACAAGCACAAGAACCACAACAAGAGGGACAAGAGCAAGAACCACAAGCACAAGAACAACCGACACAGGATAATAATGCGGTTGACGAGGCGGCGAATGTAGCACAGGCGGCGGCACAAGCGGCGGCACAACGTGAACAAGATTATCAACGCATAATGTCAGAAAACGAACAGCTAAGACAGACAAATAACGAATTGCAACAGACTATAACACAGCAATCACAGCAACGTGAGCAAGCGATTATAGAGGACGCAATGCAAATGCCAATGTTGGATGTAAACCGTTTAGCTTTCGAGGACGATGCAACTGTTCAGCAAATGCAACAGGACTATGCAAACGCAATGCAAAAATACGTCACACAGCAAGTGCTAAAAGACGTTGAACCTGCCTTGCAATACGCAAAGGACGGTATGCGTGAGAAAGAAAAAAGGGAAATGCTTGAGGCGTTCAACGGTGTTGATGAACTGAAAGGTATTAACGATATGTTGCCACAGCTGGACTACATAATTGAACATAACAAGTGGTTAGCCAACGACGACATACCTATGGACGAAAAGTATTTGACGGCGTATATGATTGCAAACGGCGTAAATTCTGCGAATACACCGCCACCGTCAGACCCAACAGCAGAAGAATTAATGAAATACTACGACAGCAATCCTGAATTTCAACAAATGATTGAAAAAAAGAGATTGGACGACATTAAACAAAGTCAGCAAGTGCCTGCAATGTCAGCGTCAAACGGCGCTGTAAACGCGGCATTAACAATAAAAGAAAAACCAACAACTTGGGACGACGCCTCCAAAAGAACAAAAAATATGTTCAGAGAGAAATAACGTACCCACATTACAAAAGAGGGAGAATTTTTAAATGGGAAGAGAACAAAACTTAAAAACTATTGAAGAGGCTCTAAAATCTAACTACTTACCGGTATGGAATAACCTACTCGGTATCGAGCCTACACCACTACTATCAAAAATCAAGAAAAAGTCATTGGTAGCAAATGAGATTGTTGCGTCAGCTCCAATCGGTCTATCAGGTGGCTTTGGCTACGGTGAAGAAGGACTTGCGACACCTGAAGCAGGTAACGTTATGTTCAAACGTTTCAGAACATACGCAAAAGATATGTATACAAACGTTGAACTATCAATCAAAGCTGTACAACTTACAGGCAAGAATGGCTCTATGGCAAACGCACTTGACACAGAAGTTAAGGCGGCGTATGAAACAGCAAAATGGAACGTCGGACGTTCACTATTCGGTAACGGTACAGGTGCATTAACAAAGGTTGTTAAACAGACAACTCCGACAACAAAAGTTGAAGTGACTGACATTAAGTACGTCAAGGAAGGTTTGATTGTAGACTTTTATCCGACCTCGGCTACAACACCAAACGACGTGGTTGCTAAACAGCTACGAATTATGGCAATTAACCGTACAAAGAACAGCAACGGTAACTATGAGATTATCCTTGACAAAGCACCTACAACAGCACTTGTTGACGGCTTTATGACGGTGCAGAACTCATTTAACCGTGAAATCACAGGTCTTGGTGCTATCTTCGACGATGAAGTTCCAACAATTTACGGCGTAAGCAAGGCAGACAATTCGTTTATCAAGCCTATTGTTATTAACGCAAATGATAATGTTGAGGACAGCATTATCACAAAGGCTCTAAGACGTGCCGAAAAGGACAAGAACTCAAAGGTTGATATGCTGTTGTGCGGTGACGAAGCATACGACCACTACACAGAATACCTAAGAGTAAACAATATCAGAGTTGAACAGAACACCTTACAGGGTGGTTTCAAATCAATTCAGTTTGCTTTCGGCAACAGACAGGTTGATGTTGTCAACGAAATGTTCGTACCGGATGATGAAATTTGGGGTGTTGATACTTCAGCGCTTGAATTACATACACAGGAATGGAAGTTTGCTGACCTACAAGGCGGTGGTATTTTCAACCTAAAGGAAAATTCATCAGTTTACAGAGCGTTGCTTGCAAACTATGGTGACCTTATCTGCTCAAATCCGGGCGGTCTAATCAGAATTTACAACTGTATTTAATTCTAACGGCAAGGTGATTATATGTTGCCTTGCCGTTATTTTTGCCGTTATTTTAGGTACTTGCTGAAATATTTTTTTCTGAAATGCGGTGATAAATTGGAACAAGCAGAAGTAACACTTAAAGAAATATACGAAAAGGTAAGTCTTAAAGTGCCTTTGGAACAGCGACGGTTCTTTAATTTCTTTAACGACACCGTTGCAGAACTTGAAGCATTATATCCCGACTTACTATTCAAAGAAGGTGTGCATTTTACATCGGTACACGATTTATCGGACGAAAACGTTGTATTACCGCTTTATACTCCGGCAATCGTGGACAATATCTTATACCTTTGCGGTTACGACCAACAAGGTATATTCAAACAAGAATTTACACGAAAATCAAGAAATGCCTATGTGCATTATTGGAAAAATCACGCACATAACAGACGTGTACGACGAATGAGGTGGTAGAGAAGTGTTTGACAGTGGAATATCTGCAAAAGCGTTAATAGCAGAATTACAGAGTGAAGTGGACGTCGCACTTCCTATCACAAATTCGACGTATGTAACGTGGCTGAACAGCCTGCAATGGCTGTTATACAGTGCGATTATAAAAGAACAGAACGACTTGATAATTACCGAACCGCAAGAGGATGTTATACAGCTTGCAAACCTTGATGTTTCGGATAATGAAGCGCCGATACGGTTTGAAGATATATATGTGGTGTATGCAGATACAACACAATTAATAAAGACAAGTATAACGAGTGGTTTCGTATTTCCCGATTGTTTTTATAAAAAAGGTGATAATTTGGCTGTTAAAATGCAAAAAACACCTAATTTTATTAAATTAATCTATCATATCAAGCCTAAATTGATAAAAGTAAATGAAAATGACGAAATACAAGACGGTAACGTGATGATACCGATAGAATTTATCGAATTGGTAAAGTCAAAGTTGAGAGGCGAGGCGTATTCACTTGAAAATGAGTACGGTCCTGCGTCAAATTGGCTCAACAATTACAATATTTTACTTGAAAATTTCAAACAATGGCTATCTGATAAAGCTCAACAATTCGGACAGTAAAGGAGAGGTTATATGGCAAAGAAACAAAACGAATTACAATTCGGACAAGTACCATTACCACAGGCACTAAAACAATATAGCCTTTCCAAACTGAATTGGAGCGGTTTAAACAGACGGCAAGTTATAGATACAGGTGCTTTGTCTATGGAATGCAACATTTCTACAGCCGAGGCACCTTATTTAACACCGTCGCAAAGCAGGGCAGACATATTGTCCGATATGGGACTTAAATACAAACACCCTATATCGCTATTCAGTTTTGATGATTTCCTTGTTGTTATCTATCGTGACGATACCGAATTAAAACTTGATTATCTTGTTTTGAGCGACAAGAAAAACAGTAAAGGACAAATCACAAAAGTATATACAGGTCTAATAAAAAAGGGTGTGACAGAAGAAACTGACGCGATACAGCGTAGTATGGTGCAATTCAATGTATATGAAAATGCCGTTGATGTACTTGGCGGCACATATGTAAAGAAATTGATACTGTTTCCTGACAAAGTATCTATGTTTATGAAGATTGTAGATACAGACAAAGACCCTACTACATTTGACAAACAGGCAGTTGAGGACGGCAATGCCGATATTGATGTTATGTATTGTCAAAAAGAAAGCAGTGGCAAAAAAACTTACTATGTTTGGAATGGGGCGATAGGCAGATTTACTTTGACAGGTGGCGTGAACTACTTTAAAACAAGCAATTTGGACGTTGAAATAAAAAAATACTACAATGACGGATATACTCAGACGAAAGACGAGTATTACAATGACGGTTACAGAAAGTCAAGTAAACAAACGTATAATGACGGTTACAAAAAGACGGAATATAAGGTGTTCCGTGACGGTTATGTGCCGATAGAAGATACGAATGAAACAACATATGACGGTGGCGATGTGTATTACTACGAAAGGCAAGGTGAATACTCACCGTATACATACACCGTTGCCACTTGGTTACAGCAAGGCGATAAGTTAAAAGGAAAAGGTTTATATCAAAGAGAGCCTGCACCATTGGGAACAAATACAAATGTAACATTTTACGAGCGAACAGGCACTTCGTTCCCTTATACATATGTGAAAGTTCGCAATCTGAAAACAGGCGATAATATATCAAGTTATTATGAAAAGGTTTCTGATAGCACAGGTACGGTTCAAACCAAACTATACGTAAGAAAAGCTGATGATAACGGTACGATAATACCGTATGAGTATGAGGAAGTAACTGATATTGCATACGGTACGAATATAACCGATTATTACGAAAAGATAAGCGACAAAGAAGTTACGGCAAAAGCATATTACAAAAGAACCGAAAACACCGATAAGGATAGCGACGATAAATACAAATACGAATTGATTAAAAACCTTGAAAACGGCAAGAAAGTATCAAAGTATTATGAATTTACCGAAAACTATGCACCGCCTGAGGGGAGCAATAAGAGTTGCTATTGGCTTAACACATACAATAATAAAACCTATCAATTTTGTAGCGATAGAGGTGACGGAAAAAGTGGGTTTGGAATGACTGCTTCGCCGTCGTTCCCTAATCTAAAGTATGCGGTAGTGCATTTATCACGACTTTTCGGAGTTGATGAGGATAGAGTACACGTTTCAGGCTATAACGACTATACGAATTGGAACTTAGACACCGTAGCTGAAAGTAACGAAAGCAATGCGTGGAGCAGCGCCTCACAAACCAACACAAAAGCAGGCGGTAACTTTACAGGTATAACAGTGTATGACAACCACGTTGTTTGCTTTAAACGTGACTTTATGCACGAAATATACAACAGTAAAAATCCGTTCAGATTGGTTGACGTGTATGCGGAGGGGTCTATTGACAACAGGAGCATACAAGAGGTAAACGGCAAACTGATATTTGCGTCAGATGATGAAATCAAGGTGTATACAGGCTCACAACCACGTGAGATTGGCTACAATCTTGGCATTGATGAGTTCAAAAGTGCTGTATCGGGTAGTGACGGAAGAAACTATTACTTGCATTGTACAGACAGACAAGGCGAAATGTATCTGTTTGTGTATGACACAATGGTCGGTCAATGGTCGCAACAAGCAATCAAAAGTGAAGTATTAGGCTTTGCACATAACAAAAACGGTATGTATATGTTATGCAAAGACGGTGCCGTATACAAAATGGATACTAACAAATATACGGATGATTGGAGCTGTGAAACGGATTTATCAACCATACTGACATCATCATCTTCAAGCACATATCAGACAGTAAATATCAAACATATAGCAAAATTTCAAATGCTTGCGTATATTGAGGGGCGTTTCAAGGTGTATGCACTGTACGACAATGAAGAATTTAATCCTGAAACATCGCAGTTGCTATATGACAGTAACGGTCGGAAAGGTATGCAAGCAATACGCTTAAAACCACGAATGACCGCTAATTATGGCTACAAGCTACATTTTGAGGGACACGGTTATGTGCGTTTCTATGAAATGGAACTCGGTATTACTCCAGGAGGTGAGTTATTTGTATCATCAAGATGATATTAACAATATGAATTACAAACAGCTTAGAGAAACAGTATCAGAATTAAACGACAAATACGTTAAGCTGAAAAGGACATTAGAGGACGCTTTAGACAACATAGACGAAAGCAACCTCGCAACTACTTTGCGAAAGAAATTAAACGGCTATGATACTCAATTCAGTGTAACGGCTGAAAAGATAGAAAGCAAAGTATCGTATGAGGACTTAGAAAACAGTCTAAATCAATATTCAACCGTATCGCAAACGGCACAAGCTATTGAAATGTCAGTAGTATCAAGTCAAGAATACACGGATAATTCAGTAGAAACATTATCTTCAACGTTCACTATGACTGCCGACGGAATATCTACAAGGGTTTCAAAGCTAAAGAAAGGTGTGGAAACACAATTCAATCAAACAGCAGAAAAGATTGAATCACTTGCATTCGAAAAAATGAATACATCAGAGGCTGTTACGGTAAAAGAAAAACCGTCCGCAAGCGATAAAACGTTGGATAAAGAAAAACTCTGCAAGTATAACAACAAATATTATTATTTCAATGATATTTTACAAGATTGGTTAGAGTATGACGAAAAAAACGGCATTAATTCTGCATTCACTCAAATATCAGGCGGATTTATATTGAACGGTTGCGTAAAGGTGAGCGGTGACCTTATAACAGAAGGAACGATAACAGGTACAGATATAGTTGGAGCGAAATTTTATAATGAGGATAAAAGGGCGTATGTGACTATTGGTAATTCAAGTGGTAATTATGGTGATTTGACATTGAAGCGAGTATCGAATGGCAAAGGACAAGAAGTTTTTCAGATTTACGATACGGGTGTTGGTATTGCTATAAAAGCTGTAGGAACGTCTTTTATAGGTTCGACTGGAAGTAAGACATACCCCAAAGGCACTTGGGATTTTTCGAAGTGTACGGTAATAGGTTTACCGACAAGTACAAGTTAAGGAGGAAAATATATGTTATTTAGAATAGGTGATAACGTCGCAGTGACGTGTAAAAACCCAAACGAAACACTGTTGTTTATAAACAGAGTACCAACAGCTTGGTTATTCTCGATAGATATAGAGATATGTCAAAAGGTAAAGAGAATGATTGTTGAAGAACAAAATCTTAAAGATATAAAAATTGAATATGAAAGTGAAGATTGTACAACCGGCAGAGTTGTTGACTTGCCTATGGACAGTCTACACAGCTTTACTATCGACTATGCAAGCGGTATGGCGCACGTTGAGTTTAAAAGGGGGATAAATAATAATGTATAACAGACCAACAAACGCAGAAGAAATGGAAGAATTCGAACGAATGACAACCGGCTTCGATTATGTATATGAAGATACAGTCGGAGCGGGAAAGATAATATATCTTAAAATGCCTGTTGTATCGGCAAATAAGAGAGGTGTGAACGATATAGGTTGGCAATGTGACGGTGACGACGTTGCTTTATATGCCACTATGTCAAGAAAACCGCATAAGACCGAACTATGGTCGGAAGTCAAAGAAAACTATGTTGTAAATAAGACTGTATCGGCGTTGAAGTTTGAAAACAAGGACACAAAGCCTTGTAATCTATGTGTAAGGGTGCGTTTAAATTAATGGGGGTGGTTAAATGAAGGGTAATGTATGTTATCAAAAGACAGACTTCGGCTCTGAAACACCTGACTTGCTTAATAAATACGTTCTGAAAATAACTCAAATAGCAGGAATATCACTCAAAAAAGATATTTCAAAAGAGAGTTTAAGGCTTGCTTTAAGCGTTCCTACACTTGTATCGCAACTTGTTAATGATAAAGAGTACATAACCAAATCCGAAATTGAGATTATACAAAAATCTCTTGAAGATATGGATAGCGTGTTAAACGGCAAGATTGACGATACAAACGCAAAACTTGATGATGAAATAAACACAAGGGAAATGCTTGAAAATGTGGTGAATACACTGCAAACACTGGCTCACAAGCACAGTAACAAGAATGTACTTGATACTATCACAGAAGATAGAGTAGCAATATGGGACAAGGTGAAAGACCTTGATAAATACTTTGACTATATTGATTTTAAGGCTTTTGTCGAAGAAATAGTATATGCGTATACAAACGAACTTCAAAATCTGTACACAGCAATCGGTATTACATCATACGACGGCGGTGTATTCGGTATGGAACAGTTAGGAACAGAGCTTGACGGCGGTAACTTTGACAGTGAACCTGAAAACAGTTTTGATTGCGGTGATTTTAACCCACTTGAACTGTCTGCACAAGTAACATCGGTCATTGATTGTGGAACGTATTAAGGAAAGGAGGATTGATAGAATGGCAACAAGATTTATAGCAAAGCACGGTTTGAAAAGCAATATAAATAGATTAACACTTTCGGAAGGTGAAATAGCTATTGCATATAGTGATGACAAATCAGAGGCTGAAATATATGTAGGTGGAAACGACAATACACCAATCCCCGCGGCAGGTGCGTCGATGAAAACAAAAAACCAAATATTTGTACAATGCGACGGCGACCACGACGAATTAAAATTACAGGCGGCGATAGATAGTGCACCATATAAAAGTATTATCTATCCTGTAGGTGAATTGTGCGTTATCACAAATGCAAATATGATGTCGGGTTACGGAATGACGGGAACTAATAACGGTGTGGCAATTCCGTTGAAAGGCGGTATGACGTTAGACGGTTCAATGTGCGATACAATTATGTTCAAAAACACAAATCCTGCTGAAAAACAGTATATTTTCCATTTGCCGGGCAATGCAATCTTAAAAAATGTGAAATTCTGTGAAGATACTGACACGGTTACCGCTGATACTGTAAATCCGGCTGTTTTGTACGCATTTTCTGATTCAAAAATAATGCACTGTATATTTTATGACATATTCGGAACACATCAATTCTCAATACCTACATTTAAATTTGGAACAGTACTGTTTGCGTATAATGACATCTCGTCATTTAACGGTGCTCCGGCAAACAATCTAACAAATGAAATAACATTTGGGTCAAATTCAGTAATTGTTGGTAATACATTTAATGATATAACGCAGAAAGAACAGTCATTAGGAAATATGTTAGTTGTAAACAGGTCGTTATTTCAAAACAACTATATGGGTGGCTTTGATAATTGTAATATCACTCTAAGCGGTAGTGTAGTTGGCAATATTATAAAATCGTTTGACGATTGCAGTATAAAAATAACAGGCGAATTTGTGGCAAATGATATTTCTGTTGTCGCACAAAACACAAAAACATCGTTTTTGTCTACAACCCCATACACAATTATATCCGGTAACGTTATGAAATCAATTAGTATAGAGAATGAATATATAAATATTATTGAATGCAGTAGTTATGCAGTCATTTCCGGTAATTATTTCTATGTTGGTTCCATACCTGCTACAGGAGAATGTGCGTTAATATGGAGCACACAGCAGAACATAATTTCAGACAATATATTCAGAACCGGAACATCAGTGAAAGATAATTCTGATTTTGCGATAATCGACGGCGATGGCAATACGATGGTAAAAGATAATCTAACAAATGCGACATCTTTAGGCACATTTGAAGATACTTGCGTTGTCGAAGGCAATGTAACAGGAGGTAACGCATAATGTATAAATTCTATGTAAAAAACGGGCAGGCACAATTTTATGAACGTGGTGTTGAAATTGACGGCACAGTGTACGGAATACATACCGACAGGGATATATTGCGTATAAAATGCAGTGTTGTAAATAACAAATTCGCCGAGATTGACGACAATTTCGATATGGACACAGAAATTGCAAAAATTCAGCATACGGACGTTACGTTGGAACAGCCGACATCAGAACAGCTGGAACAAATACAGTCAAAAACATTTGACAGTATGTCGGATATGAAACAATATGTTCAGTCTGCTATGAACGGTGAGCTGACACAGGACGAAATCAACGCAATGCTGATGTTACAGATTGCGGAACTGAAAGCAGGTGTTGACAGTGAATAAAACATTGATACGTAAATACTATCAAATGGGTATTTACAAAGAAAAGCATTTAGATATATTCGTCAAAGCGGGATATATCACAGAGAATGAGAAAAAAGAAATTATGGAGGGTTAAAAAATGGCTAATAAAATTCAATTTAGACGTGGACTGAGAAAGTTACTACCAACATTGTCGTTCGCTGAGCCGGCATACACAAGTGATACAAACGAGTTTTTTATCGGCACAGGCAAAGGCAATGTAAATATGAACGGTAGCTTGTGGTATACAGGCACAGCTTTAAGCGGTACGTCTGAAAACATCAACTATACATATGCGGATTGTCCTCTTGTTAAAGTGGGTGATGTGTACCTTAATACCGATTATGGCTATATCTATCAGTCTACTACAGCAGGTAGCGGTGAAGACGTAAAGTGGCAATACAAAGGTACGATAAGAGGACCACAAGGCATACAAGGTGTTAAGGGCGACACAGGAGAACAAGGTCCGCAAGGATTGAAAGGTGATACAGGTGCAAAGGGCGACAAAGGCGACAAGGGCGAAAAAGGTGAAACAGGAACACTTGGAAGTAATTCAGTGAAAACCGTGCATATTGCAGATGAGGCTATTACAAGAAGCAAACTTGCAGGAGATGTTTATGATTGGATAAATAGCGGTGAATATTCCGAATCTGAATGGAATTTTGACCAAACCATAAAAAATCTAATAAAAATAGGAGCAATAAACATACCGATTTTGGAATGTTATCCTGCAGAAAATATAGGGGCGAAGATAAACACAGTAGCTAAAGTAGGTGACTTGTTTATCATAAAAAATGTGGTTGCAGACCCGGATACAGAAGCAATAGAACAAATTCGCTATAATGATGATTTAGGTTCTGTTTTTGTTTTCAACGGAAGTATACAAAAAGGATATTGTGGAGTTTGTAGAGTTACTAAAGCCTTAAAAATAATAGATGTGGGAGAATATGAAAGCGGAGAGGTTAAACTGCTATTCACATTCAAACAAGGTGGAGAAGAAGTAGTAATACGCGAGGAGGATAAATAAATGAACATTTGGGAAACAATCAATATATTTTGGGTTACATTGGCGTGTAACCTATTCGTTAAAACCGTATTTATTGCGGTTATGTTAGATACAGTTTTGGGGTTACTAAGGGCAATCAAAGAAAAAAAGTTCAACAGTTGCTTTGGTATAGACGGAGCAATAAGAAAAATCGCAATGATTATATCGGTCGTATTTTTGGCAGTATTGGACAAGCTGATAGGCTTTAATATGCTACCGTTTGTGCCGGAAGAAGTGCTTAAATATATAGGCATTACGCAAGTGGGTATATGTGAGTTTTTCTGCTTGCTGTACATAATGTATGAAAGCATTTCGATACTGAAAAATATGTGCTTGTGTGGTCTGCCGATACCGAGCAAATTGCGAAATGGTATCGAAAAGTGGCTTGATACAATGACATCAGAACTTGAGGGGAAGAAAGGGGAATAACTATGACACTACAAGATACTGTTGCACTGATGAACAGTGCAGATTACAAGGAACGTTTCAAGGCAGAATATTATCAGTTGGCGAATCGGTTCAAAGGGTTAAAGAAAATGTTGGAGGAATGGGACAGGGGAAAACTAAAATTTTCCCCGACGTGTCCACGCAGTACATATAACATGCAACTAAACGCAATGGCTGACTATTTGGCAATTTTAGAGGCGCGAGCAGTAATGGAAGATATTGAATTGAAAGAGGTGTAG